TCCGGATACAGTTACACTAATGGTGTCGGTGAAAGCAAAGGCGCTCGAGCCAACAACGATGTCAGCAACAGGCGTGATCAGGTCAACCTGGTACACACCATCAACGCCCATAACAATACCGATGATTTTATTGCGGATGACATCCAATCCAAGCTTCAATGCACGCTCTGCAACGAAGGCTTCCAACGCATCTTCAACCTTGTTTTTTACGTCGGTTGAATTGTACCCGGTCAAGACAACGATGTTCATCTCAATGACGTAGGTCGTCTTGGTCGGACTCGTCACCAATACCGTATCTGTCAATGGTCTTACCTTCTCGCCATTGCACACGCTCGTAACGGCGTTCAAAACAGTTGAAGGCGTTGTGATTCCACCCTTCACCAAAGGATAGATTTGAACGGTGCCAGGCGTTGGGTTTGTCACCTGCACATCGATGATGTCGGGATGTGCCGACAAAGCAAAATAGCGGTACGAATCTCGCGAGCCTGCAACACTGAATTGGTTTGGTGCCAACTTGATGCGCTCACGAAACTGCTCGTCTGTTTCAGCATCAGCACCACCTGCCGAGGCAACAATCAATGTCGAGTTTACTGAAACACCAGGTATAGGGTCTTTGACAAACACAACAGTACCGACCAAATAGCCGTTCGCATAGGTGCCTGCTGTTTCAGCCTCAAACACCAAGTCTGTATTTACCCCTGTTGGAATATTGGTGTCCTCCATCAAGACAAAGTTCACCTTGGTATCTGCCGTCTGCCAAGTGAATCCCTTGGGAACGGTGATGATCCCAATGTTCACTCCACTGTTCATGCGGATGGTGGCCTTGGCATGCTGTGAGGGTAGGCGAGTCACACCGACCAATGCGCCGAGCTCGTCAAGCATCGTGCCCGTCGCATAGTTCACCAACATCTGCTGTGCAGCCAAGTTGAACTGATTACGAACAAGCGATTCACGGTAGGCAACCATGTTCACCAATAGGCGCTCAATGTGTGCCGGTTGCAAAACTTTGCCCGTCTGGCCTTGCCAGTACTGAATCATCTCCGTGATGATTGGCTCAATGTCTGTATTTACGAAGTTTGGTGCGCTCATGAGAATCTGACTTTTTGTAGTGTTAAAACTTCACCCGTTGCCACGTTCACAACCAACTGAATGTCGAAGGTCAAGTGACCTTCCTCGATTTTGTACTTCACTGATTTGAGCTCAACACGTGGCTCCCACGTGGTGATCCCGTCAATGATCTCAGCCACAATCTGAGGCGCCGCAACGTTGATCGGTTGGTCAATAAGCTTGTAGATGTTGGTGCCGAACTCGGGGCGCAAAGGGTCGCTCCCTCTGATGGTTCGGAGAATGACCATCACGCATTGGCGGATATCATCGAGCCCTTGCACAATCGTGCCGAACTCGTCCAAGTCCATTGTCCAATCTTGTGATTTGAGGCCAGGTGCGGTGTACATATTAAGTGCCAGGGGTTGGTGGTGAAGGTGGTCCAGGTGCGGCGGTCGGGTGCATGTGTGTGGTCAAACGGCTCGGCAAGGTGTTGTACTTTGCCGTCACCTCAACAACAGCTTTCACGTTGTTGCCGATCACATCCCCATTTGCATTCACGTCACCTGATGCCGTAATGCCTTGGGCGGTTATGTTTCCTGCTACTTCCAAATTGCAGTCCACCTTTACCTTGGAAACACTTTTGAGAGTGACCTCCCCTTTCATGTCAACGGTGTACTTCCCGGTGGCTCTGTCGAATGTGACTTTGCTACCATCGGAGAACTGAACACCTACAGTGTCCGCAGTTACCCCGCTTGGCTTGTTCGTGTCATCATAGATAGCACCGTGAATGATGCCGTTTTCACAGCGCTCATCCATTGTGCAGGCAACGTGGTCGCCTACATCGAACATGTAGAAGTCTTTATCTGCTTTGGATTTCCGAACAACCATAGGAATCCAATCTGAAACCATGCCGTTGTCCTCAAAGCGAACACGGGCACGTCCTGTCTCAGGTTGAATTGCGTCTATCTTTCCGAATTTGAGCATAGGTAGCAGGGATTTCCTGTCCCAAAATTAGGCAAAAAAATCGAATTACATCGGGCCTATTTCAGGCTCAACAACGGTTTTCTTTTTGCTGATCTTCTTGGTGTTGCTCTCACCCTTTTTCACTCGGTTGATTTCCAAGGATGTAGTGTAACCGCCCGACTTATCGAACGTGTGCGTGGAAGTCATAATGTACCAATCACCCGACAAATGACCCATGCCGTTTAGCGTGAATTTGTTGCCACCAACGAGCAACGGTTCACCCTCCAACGTCAATGATCCCGACTGCTGTTTGCTGTTCGCCTTATGCAGTGCAGCCTTGGCCTTGGCCTCGGCTTGCCCGTTGTTTTCGGACTTGCTGTGAATCACCAATTCATCTGCACCGGACACGTCGTCGTAGGCATCCTCACCCACCTTGTCCACATCAGCCTCAACGACCTTTGCCGACTTCGGGTCCTGGTATCTCACCTTGGCTTTCTTGTACGTGCCAACGGTCTTGTCCCTCAACGAGTACGAAATGAGTTGCCCCCTCTCGATGCTCATCACAGGGGTGCGGTCCTCGAGCTTGTAGATGGAATCAAAGGTGAGCGTGTTCCCACGAACGCCAAAGGTGAATCCGTACTCATCAGCCAGGCGCTTTAAAAACGCCAAGTCCGATTCCTCGTGCTGTGTGCATCGAGCAATGCGGATGGTGTAGATAGTACCCTGCACCGACAGGCCGTGCTTCTGTGCAACGGTCTGAACAATCTCTTTGAGTGTTTTCCCCTCGTGTGACTTGCTCGCCTTGGTGCGCATGGCCGAGGTCACCCACGTGGCAATGCCTTTCAAGGTCACCGTGTCGGGTGGGCCTTGCATCTCGATTTCGTCCACCATGAAGTCGCCGCAGTCCACGATGTTGTCATCGTAACCCATCTGCAACTTGATCTTGTCACCCTTGCTTGGGTACCACTCCGAACCCCAAAGGCCGTCCGAGTTTTCCAAGGTGATGGAGATTTCGTCCGACTCGCCAATAACCTTGTCCGTGTAGGTCACAGACGTGAGGTATTGGGTAAGCTCCTCCGTTACGGCCTTGCCGTTGTAATTGATCTTGACTGCTGGCTTTCTTACTCTCATCGCTTCCAGGGCGGTAATAGGTCATTGCTCAATGCTTCCTGTTCAATGACAGGAACGTTCAAAATAGTGCCTGCAGGAATCACGTCCTTAATCGGCACGCTCGGATTTGCAGCCAACAAAGATGCTATCTGATACGGGTCACCGTAGGCTCTGTACGAAACCAAGTCCCAACGGTCACCTTCCTGTGTTGTGTAGGTCGTGTACGTCATTTGCGCAAAAGGTTTGTAGCCATGCTTGGCGTGGCTGATGAATTAAGCGCCTGCATCGAGAAACGGAACGCCCTCGACTCCTGAACAACCTCATCGGCATTGCCGGTCTTCATCGTGTTGCGTAGGCGGTCGGCTGCAGTCTTGGTTTCCTGCACCCTGGTGCTCATGGTCTGATACAGATTGTAGGTGTCCTTGGCTCGGTTCACGGCCTGCTCAACAGCGCTGATCCCGTTGCGGACATTCTCCATCGTGCGCTTGGCACGCTCGAGCATCATCGCACTTCGGGATGGGTTGGAGAGTTGGTTCACGTCAGCATCCAACTTCAACGCCTCGGCATTGAGCGCCAACATCCGATCATCAACCGACTGAGTACCGGCAAGGCGTGGTGTCTGTGACGGCACCGCAAGGGGTGAGTTTTCCGCACGGGCGAACGCCAGGCGCTTGGCCTGTGTCGTCTTGCTGTTCAGCCTGTTCGGCACGTAGTACTCCACCAGGCTCACGTTGATGCTCACCGCAACCCAACTGCCTGTCGGTCCCGTCTGAATCACCTCGTAGTCCAAGGCATCAATCACGAAGTCAGCGATGTACTGACCCAAGCCATCCACCAAAGGCAGAACCTCGCCGTTCACTCGGTAGCCTTCCAACGCTTGGAACTGCGCTCGAGGATCGGTGAAGGACTCGTGGAGTGTCATTGAGAACGACACACGTTGGAGCTCGTCACCCGTTCTCTGCAAACGGCTCTTGCCGTCCAACAAAGGGTGTTCGGCGTACGATGCGGAACGGTTATCAGTGAAGGACTGAAACCCCATGATTCCGCGAAACTGAATGTCTCCGAGTTGTGCGTTCATCGTTATGCGTATTGTGTACGGCCCTGTTTATCCATGGCCGTCTTGATTAGTCTCATTAGTTCAGGTTCGTACTTGCGCAACTCCTGAATGAAGTTCTGGGCATCGCCTTTCGTGGCCGTTCCGGATAGCGTAATCTGTGGAGCGAAGTTCACCGACACAGGAGCGCCACCACCTGCAGAAGGACGGGCACTGATGCCACCTGGCTTATTCACCGCATTGAGCGCCAACTGAGCCGTGGTCTGCATCTTCTTGACAAGGGGTGCAGGCTTCACCGAATCGGCAATAGTCTCCACAAGTTTCACCTTGTGAATGTCCATCAGTGGTCCACGTTTCGCAGGCGAAAATGGGAAGAAGTCACGTACCTGTTTGGCAACGTCCTTGATTGCAGCAACCGCCTCGTTCGCCTTGTTCTTGATACCCTGAACAATCATGTTCACGATGTTTTCCCCTGCCTTCAAAAACTCTTTGCCGAGGTTCATCACCCAAGCCACCATGTCCATGAATGGTTTCTTCACTCGGTTCCAAAGGTTTCCAAAGAAGGAAACAATCTGGTCCCAATACTTGATGATGAAACCGATAGGACCAATGAACAGAACTCCCCATTCCTTGATCCACGCAACCACCTTCCAAAACATTTCCTTGATGCCATTCCACAGGCGAACAAAGAATGCTTTGATGTTATCCCAATAGCGGTAAATCAAAATTGCAATAGCAATCGTTGCACCTGCCAGAAGGATGTACGGATTCATTGCCAAGATGGTGTTGAATACGGACACTATTGTAGTGATCACTTTCACCGTTGCACCAAAGGCAAGCAACGCCAACCCTATTGCGCCGATAGCTTTCACCACGTTCGGATTGTTCTCAACGAAGTTCTGAAACACCCCAATGATTTGCTGAACACGCTCAACAATCTTGGAGAAAGTCGGCATCACGGTGCGCCCGATGGACTCCATAAGCTCGGACCAGGACACCTTCATTTTGGATGTCTCGGTGGCCGTCGCCTTTGCAACTCCACCGACCTGTTTCTCAACTGCCTTCAACAGGACGTTCTGCGCCTCGAACACTCGGCCCGATTCATAGAGCGCCTTGATCTTGGCCTTCTCAGTGGCAGTGAACGTCACACCAGAACGGGCAAGCGAGTTGATTCCCTTGATAGGGTCCTGCAACGCCTTACCCAACTGAACTGCATTCTGCGAAGCTTCGCCAAAGCCAGCCGAGGCCAGGTTGAACGCGGCCTCGGTTGCTCTGTTGAATACCCCATTCATGCGACCGGCTTCATTCGACACACGTTGGAACGTGGCGAGCTTGGCCTGTACAGCCATGATCTCCTCGTCCTCAACACCTATCACCATCTGCAACTTGGATGCGTACTCTTCCGCTTCCTTTGCAGCCTTGCCTGTCTTTTCCCCCATGGACTGAAACACACGCTCGAGGCGCTTGGTCGCAACTTCGCTTTCCTCGGCTGCACTGATCGCCATTCCGAACCCTGCCGTGATAGCAGTTCCGGCAATGAGCGCCTGTGAACCAAGTTTGTCGAATGCCTGATAGCCTTTCGACTTCTGCAGTTGCTCCAACGCCCGCTGTGACTTCGACACGGCAGTATTCACCGACTCGGTCATCTTGTCGGTGGCCGTTAGAAGTACAGCGACTTTGAGTAGTTTATCCATTGTCCTCAGTCTTGGGGTTTAGTCTGTTCCAAAGGTCCGTGCACTCCTCGTGCCAGGACTCAATTTCCTCTTCGGGGAGTTCCCATAGTTTTAGGATTGACTCGCCTGTGATGTGAGCGATTTCGACGCACTTGCGTCTACGTCCAAAAAATCACCAGCCTCCTTCATCAGTACAAGGGTGTCTCGAGCATCGAGATCATCCACGTCCTCGGGGAGAACGGTTGCTCCATTGATCAGGTAACGAGCGGAGATGATGGCGTTCATCATCAGCGTTTCGTCCTGCTTGGCGACCTTCTGAGCCTCACGAAAGGCACGGTGGGTCACACGACGCTCGGTAGCAACTGCGCCACTCGGAAGCGTGATTTCCTTAAATTCACTCATAATGTTTCCTTTTTAGGTTTCGGTCTGTGGTTCAAATATACGACAAAAGCCCGATTGCTCGGGCCTTCATCTATCAGGGCAGGTCTATTTATGTTCCTTGGTTTCTGTTGGTGTCAGAAAGGATGTCCTCTCCACCCACCTTGTGGATGTTGTTGAGTGTATCCACTTCCAAGATTTCGTCGGCACCGATCACCACACGAAGGTAGGTCACGTTCAATTCTGCTTCCATCTCCACGTTGTCGTTCTGCTTCATCGCTCCACCTGGTGCGTTCTTGAAGGTGCCACTCATCCACACCTTGTAAGGTGTCTGAGCCACACGCTCACCACCTTGGAAGGTATCGAGGGAGCCACGGAATTGTAAGTTGTGAGACTTGAATGGATTCGCCTGCAACTTCATGAAGTTGGCGTACGGAGCATTCAACTTCAAACGTGAGGTCAACTTGTCGATGCCGGTAGGCAACTCCACCTTGGCGTTCAAACCAAGCACTTTCACGTCGGTGAAAACGGCCTTCACATCAGGAAGAGTCACCTCTTCGATTTGGCCGAAGTAACTTGTACCATTGATGTACACGTTACCGTTTGTTAGTCGATTGATATTGATTGCCATGGCTTAGAGAGCTTTTAACAAGTTGATGTTGATGAAGTGATTGAATGTCACACGCTCCATTGGAGTAGGTGGCATAAGCTCGAGGTCAAAGGTCAAGTGACCAAGTGCAATCTCGGTGCTTGGGTTCTTCGCAGGGTCGTAGCTGATCTTGCCATCTACAATCCAACCAC